AGGGAAAAAAAGGGTGTTCTGTTGCCAAGCCACCCTTATGCTCCGAATCTAATTCAGTTTATGGATACATTTTCGGTGTATATGTATCATTATCCAATGCATATTGTGCATCTTCTTTAGTTGGATAATACTCTTGCGAGTCTCTAGAATATGGTTCTTCTTGTCTGCAACAACCATCATATTCTACTATACACATAGTACCGATATAGTATCCATTTGCTGATTTACATACTTGTAATTCAGTCACAGATTTTATATCGTCCATATCATATACTAGGGAAAAAAAGATAGAGCCTAAGCCCTATCCTTTTGATGTTATGCTGGACATTCTTCTTGTGCAGGACAACCATCATTATGGTCATGAAATGGTTCATCACATTTATCTACATCATGAATCTTAGCATGTACCTCAAGGGTATCAGCAGATTCATAACCATGATTAAATGCAATTACTATTTCACCTGTAAACTTTCCAACTTTAGATATTAGTTTAGTAAACATATCGTCTCCTAATTAAGTTAATATTAACATATACTAGGGAAAAAAAGACAAGGCTAAAGCCTTATCCTTTATACATCATATAGAATCCTATCGCCATGTTAATGGGTAATAGGACAAGTCCTATAAACCATAGACATAAGCCAACGACAATTCTCTTAAGACCAGAAGTCTTAAACCAATATTCTATTAGACGTAACTGAAAGTTTTGTATATATTGCATAATATTCTCCATTAGTTAATGATTCATACATTAGGGAAAATGGATGGATTAACTAATACCTAGCCTCACACACGGGTGTGTAGAGATAATGGATTGTAGGTACTATATTGGGACAAATAGACCTATATTAGGTTAGGACTAGGGTCTATAGGTTATGGAACATAACCTCAACCCTTAGTTTCAACGAAGTTGGAACCCACCATGCTGGAACCAAGGGGGGTACACTAACCTAATTAAGCTCACTCCCATTCTACAAATATTTTTTTTAGAAACTTTTTTCCCTAATATTCGTTAAATTAACAGAAGTTCATTGTAATTAACCTCAATATGTAGGAAATTAACACTATGAAATACAAAGCATATAACCCTTTAACAGGAAAGATTGAACCTTTAAGTGAAGAGGATAAGGAAGTTTTAGATGCACTTAGTTCTCAATTCGAGAGAGATGCACAGGAACTTATCGCTGAAAGGGAAATAGTGAAAGAAATCTTAAAAAATCACTTGATTACAAAGGGAAGTAAGAATGTATGTAAGGATTAGACTATAAGTATATAGTATATAGACTATAGGCTAGTCTATATAATTGGAATATATAGTATATAGACTATGTATATAGACTAAATACAATGGACTATAGGCTATAAGGGTAAATATATGGATAAAGTAACTAAAAGAATAAATGGTAAGAAGACTATATACCCTATCTATACAGAACAAGAGGCTATAGATAAAGGTATAAAGTATAAACCATGGAGAGAGTGTAGTAAAGGGGACTATGCCCTATCAGATGATGGATATGTAGGCGAATGCATCTATGTTAGGTCATATAGTAAGGCGAGACAGAAATATGCAAATTTTGCGTTTGGAGTATCTTGGGTCAATAAGTATTCAAAGATACTATATGAGGAAAACAAAGCATACGGAACCTATGGTATGGTAAAACCTGCTCAATGGCAAGACCGAGAAGCTAAAACACTTCGAGCAAAACAAGCCGTCAAAGCTTATGTCTCCCAACTAGTATCGGATCAACCTATAGATTGGAATATTATAGGGAATATATATAGACCAGATCAGAAGACTCCAGCCGCAACTGTAAGAAGACTCTTTAAAGAGGAGAAGATAAAGAAAATGATAGATAAAAAGCTAGAAGAAGTCCTTGTAAGCAAGGGAATTACCAAGGAAATGGTAGTACAGAACAATATAGATGCATTTGAATTGGCTAAAGCCAAAGGGGATCCATCTATAATGCATAAGATCAATGGGTCTTTTGAGGAATATCTAGGTATGAAAGGTGCAAAGCAAGTTGTTACAGATCGTATTGAAATGGATATTACAAATAAGATCGAAGAAACTATTGGTGCAGAAACTGAAAAAAGGAAACTAGCAATTGAACGAAAAACTGAACAACCACAAACCAAATCCTCAAGCAATTAAAGAGCTTTTTATAGATTCAGAAAAAGATGATGTAAATCATCCAACTCATTACACTATGGGCGATGAAGTAACAGACTTTGTCGCCTCATGGGAAATGGATTGGCATAGAGGTAACATCATAAAGTATATCGTTAGGTGTCCATTTAAGAATAATACCATAAAGGACTTGAAAAAGGCACAATGGTACTTAAATGATTTAATTGATAGATTGGAAAATGATAAAATCGTCCTCTAATACATATAAAGCATTAAAGAAAGACATGATTATGTTTGGTAAAATAATTATGCCTAATATGTTTATGGTAGATAGTCCAGACTTCCATTATGAAGTCGCTGAGGCATTAATGGACGTAAATGAAAAACAAGTTAATATCATTGCACCTAGAGGACATGCTAAATCTAGTATTGTTGGAGGTATATTCCCTTTGCATCATATATTCTTTGACGAAGGCCCAAAGTTGATTGTTCTTGTCTCTAGAACACAAGATCATGCAATTAAGCTTTTAGGAACTATCAAAGATGCACTTGATTATAGTGAGCAGTTACGAGCTATCTTTGGATATTGGGGAATGAATAGTGCAAGATCTTGGGCAAAGAGTGAAATAGAATTAAAAGATGGTTCTATGATTGTATGTAAAGGAACAGGACAACAGCTTCGTGGTATCAAACACGGAAATCAAAGACCTACTTTAATTATATTAGATGATCCTGAAGATGAAAATAACACTAAAACTGCAGAAGCTATGGAAACCAATCTAAGATGGCTACTCCAATCTGCTGTTCCGTCTCTAGATCCTGTTAAAGGAAGACTTGCAGTTATAGGAACTCCTATACATCAAAGATGTATTGTGGAGACTCTTAAGGATATGAAGGGGTGGAAGAATATGTGCTTTAAACCAGACATTGATAATAATAAAGCACTATGGGAAGACTGGCAACCGATAAAAAAATTAATACAAAAAAAAGAAGAATTGCAGTCTATTGGTAGAGTATCTGTATTCTACAGAGAGTATCTATGTGAAGTAGTTGGAGATGAGGATCAACTATTCAAGGAAGATTATATACAAACGTATAAGGGCGAGATCGTAGTAAACGATAATGGAAGTTTTCTTCGTGTTGCGAAGTTAAACGACAAGGAAACCGATGAGGAGAGACCTGTCAATATATTCATTGGTATTGACCCTGCCTCCTCGACAAGGCAAACTGCAGATTTTTCGACTATTGTTCCTGTTGCTGTTGATAAAGATGGAAATAGATTTGTATTGCCTTATTTCAGGAAAAGGGTCTCTCCCATGGTTCTAGCAGATCAAATTATAAATTATGCAAAAATATATAAACCTACAAAGACTAGGATTGAGTCTGTAGGGTATCAAGAGATGCTTAGAGAATATGTACGAGCTAAATGTGAAGAAGAAGGTATGTTTATCTCTGGAATGGAAATAAAAGAAAGTCCTAGAAATTCTAAATCTGCACGACTAGAGACTATGGAACCTTATTTCGCACAGAATAAAGTATATATTACTGATGATATGCAAGATATGAGAGATGAATTATTATTATATCCTAGATCTAAACATGATGATCTACTAGATGGATTATTTTATGCAATGAAAAATTGCTTTGTTCCCCACCATAAAAACACCAATTCTGATCAAAAAGATTCAAATAGATCCAAATTGTTGCAAAATAACTCTTGGCTTACAGCCTAACTTAAAATAAGTTAACATATATTGGAACTTTTGTTAATTAACATAGTTAAAATGTTAACTAGTCCTATAGGAGTTAAATGTCTCAAATTGATCCAGAGGTTCGTCTTACCCACGACCTTCTTCAAGAATATTCGTCTGCCCGTCAAGAATGGGCTAAACAAGCCACCGAAGATAATGAGTTTAGAAATGGGAATCAATGGAAGGATTCTCATGCTAAATCATTAAAGCAAAGGGCCCAAGAGCCTGTTGTAGTAAATGTAGTTCATTCTGCAGTTGAACAAGCTAAAGCCCTTCTAACTACTAATAAACCTAGATTTCAATCTACAGGAAGAGAGAACAGCGATGTTAAGACTGGTCGTATATTCTCTGATATAATGGCTTATATATGGGATAATTCTAATGGTAATGTCCAATTAAAACAAGCAGTAGATGATTATTATGTAAAAGGAATGGGTACTTTGTTTGTTTCTTATGATCCAAATGAAGATTTTGGTAAAGGCGAGATTAAAATATCAGCCATCAACCCCCATGATATATATATTGATCCTAATTCTCAGGATCCGTTCTGTCAAGATGCCTCTAATATAATAATTGGTAAGAAACATATGAGAAGCCAACTAGTATCGGCTTATCCTCAGTATGCTGAAATAATCAATGAAGCTACTGTAACAAACTATCTACCTACTGAGATCGCATCTAAATACAATAGTAATGTAAATCAAGTAACTCCTACTAATGGTCAACAACGATTTGCTGATAAAGATGAAGAATTAGAAGCTTTTGAGAGACTAACTAAAGTTAAAGTAAAATATATGAGAGCATATAATCCTATGCTCAATAGAGAAGATATACTAAATGAAGAAGATTATGTAACATACCTTCTCTCTCCTGCATATAAAGTAATAACTCAGCAGGGCGAAAATTATGAAACAGAATTAAATGCTGTAAATCAAATCGAAGCGATGGTAAAAGAATTTGGTACAGTATGGCATATGGTTCAAGATATGATGACAGGACAACCAGTGCCTGTATCAGGGCCAGAGTCTGCTAACATGATTCCTGAATCTACAACGATTGTAGATAGATTATCATTTAAAGACTTAATAGACCAAGGTGTTATTAAATCTAATGTATGTGAAGTCAATCATGTTGAATGTTGCTTTTCAGTTGGTGATAAAATGCTATATAAGGCAGTTTATCCTGTAGAGCATTATCCTCTTATTCCTATTATGAATCGACATAATAGAAATCCTTATCCTATATCAGATGTTAGACTAGTTAAAGGATTACAAGAGTATATCAATAAAATAAGATCTTTAATTATTGCTCATGCCTCATCTTCTACTAATGTAAAACTTCTTATTCCTAGAGGCAGTATGGATAAGAATAAATTAGAACAAGAATGGGGACGAGCAGGTACAGCAGTTATCGAATACGATCCAGAGTTAGGACAGCCGATTGTAGCAGGGCCTGTACCATTACCTAATGAATTATATAAAAATGAAGCCGATGCTAAAGCAGATATTGAAAGAATTTTAGGTATTTATGCTTTAATGCAAGGCGATCAAGGATCTGCACCACAGACATATAAAGGTACTGTGGCTATGGATGAGTTTGGTCAAAGAAGAATCAAATCTAAAAAAGATGATGTTGAATCTGCTTTAAACCAAATGGCTAGAGTCGTTATCGCTTATGTACAAGCATACTATACTTCAGATAAAACAATGCGACTTATCCATCCAAATGCGGCTCCATCTGAAATACAAATCAACAAAGACATTTATCACCCTGTTACAGGGGCTTTTCTAGAACGATTAAACGATGTGACAGTTGGGAAATATGATATAATCTGTGTATCAGGTTCTACCCTACCTTCAAATCGTTGGGGTCGCTTTGAATATTATATGCAGTTATATGCACAAGGCATTATTGATCAAGTTGAAGTTCTAAAGCAAACAGATGTCGCAGACATGGAGGGAGTTCTTGAAAGAGCTGATCAGAGGAATCAAATGTCATCGCAAATTAATGGTCTTACTGAGGAAATTAAAAAACTCAAAGGCGACCTACAAACTGCACAAAGAGAATCTCTCCATGATAGAAAAAGAGTTGAGTTAAAAGATTTTGAGAAAAAACTTGCTAAAGCTGAAGCCAAAGTGGAAATGGCGGCTAAGCTTTATGATGCAAGGTCTAAGGATGAACTAAGTAGATTAAAAGATGCTGTATCAGAAGTGACTTCACAGTCAGATTCTGAAAGCAGTCAATCTGAAATGAATGCTAGACTCCTTGGTCTTGAATAGTTGTTGCTGATTCGTCCAAACAACAAAACAAAAAGGAAATAAAATGGAAAATGAAATAAATATTAGCGATGCTGGTACAGCTCCTACAGAGGAAGCAAGTGTTCCTGTTGCAAATACAACAGGGGTAATTCCTGCAGGGGAAACAGTAGTGGAAACTGCTGATCCATTAGGAGTACAACAACCAATTGTTAATGAAGGTATGCCTGATCATTCTACGACTATTGTTGAAGAAGAAAGTAGTACTGTTGAGGCAGAACCAACAGAAGAAGCCCCTGCAAAAGAAGACCCTAGTCGTCATGAGTATTGGCAATCTCAACACGATAAGGTTGCAAGTGAGAACTTAGCCTTAAAACAACAAATAGAGGCAACTAGAGACTTACAGGAACTTGGTCAATTTATACAAAAGAATCCTCAAGTTCTCGATAATATAGAATCGCTTTCCAATGGCCCTCAACAAGGTCAACCCCAAGAACAGGGACATCAAGTTGATCCATTGAAGAAACCTACTCGTCCACAGAAACCACATTCATACAACGAGGTCGATGCGTTTAATGATCCCGAAAGTGAGTCTTTCAAATATAGAGTCCAAAAAGATCAGTATCAAGATAGTATGTTAGATTATTATGAAAATGTTGAACAAGCAAGAGCAGTTCAATATCATCAACAGCAAGAAGCACAATTAATTCAACAACAGCAACAAGGTGCATATTCGTATGCTCAAAATAATTTGGGTATGAATGCAAATGAAGCTAGAGAATTTGTGATGTGGGCTGAGAATCCAAACAATATTACTTTAGATACTTTAGGTCAATTATTTAGACTAGGAAAGGCTCCAAATCAACAACAAGTAGAGGTTGAAAATAAACTTAGAGAAATGAAAGAGCAAGAAACAAGATTACAGGCTCCTAGAACTACAACAGTTCAGCCAGGTAAGTCTGCTCCAACATTATCTCCAGAGGATAGTTTTAACCAAGGACTACTTAAAAATAGGAGATAGATAAAATGTCAGCTAAAGTGTTAGGTGATAGTGGTGTATTATACACTGACAGAAGGGACTTCTATATCGATCCACAAGTTGTTAAAGAACTGTGGACAGATGTAGCCCCTTTTACAACGGTTATTTCAAATCGTGAAACAAGAGCAACAAATGACCCTGTGTTTAAGATGTTTGAACATCGTAATCCATGGGTAAAGCAAACAATCACAATGGGTACTTGTTCAGATGGATCAGCTGATAAAACTGTTCCAAATAATGATACAGGTATTAAGTTTGGTAATGCAGCAAATCCAGCAACTCCAGTAGCAAGTGTAGTTGGGCTAGATAGTTTTGCTTCTAACCCATCAGCTTTTGATGGATTAATTGTAGAAGTAGCTGATAGTGCAGGTGCAGTTAAAGGAAAAGCTCTTTTAACATGGAATGGTACAGATATCATGATTAAAAGTTTAAAAGCTGCAACGATTGAACTTGCTACAGGCGATGTATGTACTGTGATTGGTAATGCACATGGTGAAGGAACTGATGCTCCTGATGCATGGGCAGATGAACTAAAGACTGTGTGGAACTCTACACAAATCTTTAAAACTCCATTAGAGATAACAGGTACATTGTTACAAGCTTCTCTTCGTGGTGAAAGTTCAGAGTTGGCTCGTCTTAGAAATCAAAAAAACCAAGAACATAAAATGCAGAAAGAAAAAGCTTTCTTATTTGGTGTTCGTTTAGGTGGAACTAACTTAGATCCAGGTAGTGCAGATACTTTCGCTGATGGTGGACGTACTGATGCTAATGGTAAGAAAGTTCGTTCAACTTATGGTATCGTGAGTGCTTTAGAAGACTTTGGAAATGGTTCTGGTGATGATCAAAATAAGTTTGCTGTGTCTGAGTCTAGTTATACATACAGCAACTTTGTTGATGATATGGAAAAAGTATTCCAATATGTCCCTGAAGCAGGAATCAAAAGAGCATTTGTAGGTGCAGGTGCATTAGGATATTGGTCAAAACTATCTGGAACAGGTGGTATGGCTGGAAACTCCTCATGGACTGTAAACCTAGGTGATATGAAGAGAGACACTCTCGGATTTAACTATCGTGTTCTAGAGACTCCTCATGGAATGTTACAGTTAATACCAACTCCTGCTCTTCGTGGTGCTTACAATAAGACCATGCTAGTAGTTGATGATGCTAACTTATTCCATGCTCAGTATCGTAGCCCAATGTTCCAAGCAAACATAAAGACTGAAAATGCTTACGATGGTGTAAAAGATCAATACTTCTCTGATGAAGGTGTTGGTGTTTCATTGATCGAATCGCATGCATTATTCACAATTAGTTAAGGAGGGCAGAATATGTCTAGACCTTATGATGGTGGAACAAGTGCTAATGTGGTAACTAAGACTGCAAACTTCACTCCAGGTTTGAGTGATCATGGTAGAATGTTCATATTGACTGGAAGTGCTATTACTGTAGCATTACCTACTATGTCATCAGCATATAAAGGATATGAATTTACTATCATATCTGGCGATGATAGTGAGCATATCGTGAATGGTGGTGCAACCCTAATGCATGGTTTTGTAAAACAACACGGTGCAAGTACTGCAGGATCCATAACAAGTGTTACAGCAAAAAGCAGTATCGAGCTAGATGCTGGAGCAATTGGTGATAAATTCAGCATTCTTTGTGATGGTACCAATTGGTATGTTGATGTAATCACAGCTGGAGCAGTTACAGTTGCTTAATAAACTCACAGGAGGGGTGGCAAGTCTGCCCCTCCTTTCAGTTAAGGAATTAAATGGCGATATTTAAAAATCAAATTGAAGACTTAGCAGGAACAATCCCTGCAACTTGCGATGCAGAGCAGTTTTTAAAAGATGGTGTCGCAGATATTATTACGAAAATTAAAAAGGTTGCTCCTTCTGACCTTGATCTATTTTCTACTGAAATAGCAGTTCCTGATGGAGGACTTGAATTAATAGATTCAGAGATATTAACAGTTACTAGAGATGATGCAACAGGTTCAAGTGATGGGCCAAAGCCTTGTACAAAGATTGATAAAAACATGAGGCATTCTGCAGTAGATAGTGATTCTCTAGATTATGCAGGAGTAAGAAGTCCTGTATTTTATATTTTAGATCAAAAATTATATATTCTACCACTAGGTGGATCAAGTAGAGTAGCTAGTATTGTTAAACCTAGTTTATGTGTAGTTACAAGTTGGTCTAGTGGTACTTCTAGTATTACAAATTTTCCAGATGACAAATATCACTTAGCTGTACAGTATGCTTCATATTGTGTTGTTCTTCATAATATAGCTTTAGCAAATGCAGATGATGACTTTGAAAAAGTACAGGCTTTGAGTGCTCAATATACATTATTAAAACAAGAATATGAGTCTGCTTTTGCAGGAGGTAACTAATGGCTAATCTTACATCAAAATCAATTAAAGATAGTTATAATAAATTAGTAATCATATCTGATGATGCAGTACCATCAGGGGCAGGTGCTGGAACTCAGTTGACTGTTGGAAATGCAGATGCATCTATCCCTATGTGGCTAACCACAACAAAAGTTGGGATAGGTATAGGAACTCCTGCTAAAAAATTACATACGGTTGACAGCTCTGCTGAACAATTTAGAATAGGATATGATGGTTCTAAGTTTTTTGACTTCGAGGTAAATTCGTCTAGTCATTTGAATATCAAAAATAAAGATGGAGATACGAAATATACTTTTAGAGAAGATGGTAAACTTGGTATTGGTGTAACCTCTCCTCAAGCACATATCCATGTAAAAACTCCAAGTGGATGGGGTTCATTTATACAGTTGGATACTACAGGTGCTACAGATAATACTGGTTTAGAATTTAAAACTGGAAGTGTTAGAAAATGGATGCTATTCAATGATGCAACAGGTACAGATACAGATCATACACTTGTTATCCTAGATGCTGGTTTAGATGATGGTGTTAAAATGGCTCAAGGTGGCACTGGGTTTTCTGACTATTCAGATGAGAGATCAAAGACATCTATATCTCCTATAGAAAATGCTGTAGATAAATTAAATACTTTACAAGCTATTAATTTTAAATGGAAATATGGAAGTGAGTCAAGACGAACCAGGAATAACATCGGACTTCTTGCACAAGAGGTTCATAATTTCT